TCGATAAAATCGTCATCACAAGACCTCACGTTGCCGTAGGTAAGGAGCTAGGATTCTTAAAAGGAGACCTCAATGAGAAAACTATGCCTTGGGCTTTGCCTGTCCTGGATGTTCTGGAGAAGCACTTGGGTAAAGGAACGGTCGATACAGGAATCAAGAATGGGAACATTGAGATGGCTCCTCTTGCTCTCATGCGGGGCCGTAGCTTCGATAATGCCTTTATAATCGTGGATGAGACACAGAACATAACCACTCACGAATTAAAGATGTTGTTGACAAGAGTAGGCGAGAACACTACTATTGTGCTTAATGGTGATGTGCAGCAGTCTGACCTAAAGGAAGCTGATGGTTTGACCAAGGTTATTCACCTAGCTAAGAAGCATATGTTACCTGTACCAATCATTGAATTTGGAATAGACGACATCATACGTAGCGACATCACAGCAATGTGGGTCAGGACATTTCTAAAGGAAGGTATATAATGGCAAAATGGGGTGAGGTAAAGAACGATGACTATTTTGGTGGACCTAAAGTTGTAGAAGAGGATGTAGTAAACAAACCTGCACACTACGGGGATGGTAAGATCGAATGTATCGACTACATGAAAGACAACATGGATCACATGATGTTCATGGGATACTTAGAGGGTAACGCCAAGAAGTATCTACACAGGTACAGGTACAAGGGTAAGCCTGTAGAAGACCTCAAGAAAGCACGATGGTACTTAGATCGGCTAATAGGGGAAATGGAAGGAGACCCATAGTATGTTCTCAGCAATAATCCTTGCGTGTACAGCTAACCTAACTTGTGTGTCGGTAGCTTTTCCAGAGGTACTAGATTCAGAGGAGAGATGCCTTAGCACAATGCCTGATGGGTTCAAGTTCGTAGAGTCTAACGGATACATAGTAAAAGGCTACTTATGTTACCGTTGGCCCGAAGAAACCTAGACAAAGAAAAACCCCCTTGGATTGCTCCTTGGGGGTCTTTTTGTATTTATTTATGGGTGAGTTACCACTTACCTTGTTGTTTACCTACCAGATAAAATACAAGTGCTAGTCCAGCTATACCTGCCAAGGCCAAGAGTATACCTATCGTCCAGTTAATACAGTTGTCGATAAACTCTTGCTTCTTGTAGACTAACTCTCGTTGTTCCTTACGCATCCTAGCCTCAGTGCGTACTATTTCATCCCAAGCTGAGGGTCCGTACACGAAAGAAATATGGCTACGGAGTTCTTCCCTCATTTGAGTTGCTTGTTGTTTAGCTGACCAAGCCTCTAATGCTTGAGACTGTGTATCAGAAAACATCTTGTACATGGGTGGCTTAGAGGCTTTCTCGTGTACAAAGTCAAGGTCACTCACAGCTTTAGACCATTGTTGAAGCTGAGTACCCATTGAAGATAGCTCCTTGCCTACAGCAAAGCCTTTCTTAAGGGCGGTATATGCTGTACTGGCGGCTGCTATACAGCTAAGGGGGTCCATTACCGAGCTTCGTCTTTGTAGGCCACTCTCTCCATCATAACTCTGATAGACTTTATATTCTCATCTATACGAGCTAGAGTAAGGGCTTGGGCTTGTACTACACCTTCTAGTGTACTGACACGTACATCTTGCCTCAGCAGTTCTTTCTCGTTGTTCTTGATAGCGTTATCCATTGATGACACATACCATACTAACGATACAGTCTGAATGAAGATAGCCACGACAAAGGTTAGAGGGACAGATTTAGACAAGTGCCATTCAGTTTGATTTTCCACGGTATCTTCCTAGCGTTATTATTTTTAAAAGACCTTTGCCCATCTCTTGAGGAGTAGGCAGCATCCAACCAAGAACTAATAGTAGGATGACCCAGGGTGGGATTTCGTTGATTGTTAAGTTGTCTACCGATTTAGTGCTAACTTTATTGTCATCGTTAGACTGTTCAATCTCACCAGTTAAGGTCTCTACTACTATCTTTTGTTCAGTGTTCTTTGTAGTACCGATTGTCTGAGTGTTAGTTTTACCTATCTGAGTGTTTGCAGCTACGTTAGTTCCTTTCCCCGATAGAAGACTGAGGGGATTAAGACTGGTGCAATTACTTAGAAGGAGTATCGACAGGAGTGCTAATGTTACTCTTACCATTGACATATATCCCAAAGAAGCCAGCACCAGCACCAACGATAACTGAGACAAATCCAGCTTGTGCATTAGTAGGGTCTGGAAGGTTCATAAACCAGTTAGTTGTTTGGTAGAAAGCTATGCCATACAGAGTGATAATCAGACGGGGCCATATACGCCACTTGTCTAACCACTCAGGTGTCATGGGTATGTCTTTCTGTCCAATTCAAAGTGGGGAGCGTCATAAAAACTCTTCCAGTCACCACCCCATACGATAGGAATGTCGAGTTCTTCTGCCGCTTCTTTCATAGCCTCAGCCATCAATTCAAAACGGTCGATGTCTTCCCAATCAACAGGGTAAGGAACCATGTCTACAGCATGACCTGTAAGGTGACGAGAGTTAAGTGTAGTAGACTTTCCAGCCTTCACTAGCTCTCTCTGACGATTGATATTACGGATACCTTCAATGACTGTGAAGTCAACTTCAGTTATCTCTATTGCTTTTTTAACTACAGCAACCATGTCTGGGTTTACCCCTGATAAGTTCTGTAGACTACGTGTTCCTAATTTATAAGCCATGTTTTATCCTTTACTTTGCGTCTATCTCATAAACGATGCGTTAACTATAGCTGGATCGGTAGGAGTTCCATAGTATTCAGTCCTAGCCCTAATTCTGCAAGCCGAGGCTGTCTGAGATACAAGTGATATGTTACACATTGGAGGTGAACCTATTTCACTGCCAAACGCAATGGATGCGTAGTTCGCGTCTGACATCAGACTGCCTGTAAAGTTTACGCTGTAATCACCCGCACTATGCCTAGTAACGCTTGAAATGCCAGAACTGCCTCTTATAGCCCCATTGGAGCCAGTGAAACTAACCCACGCCTTCACTGGTGTTGCTGATGCGTTTGCGTCTATAGCAGCTTTTACTTGGGCTGGGCTAACTAGACTTTCTGTCGTACCAGTACCAGTTTGCCAAGTCCCTGTGCTTTGTCCACCCAACAGACCTGTTTGACTTCCAGCAGTAGTAACGACCTGTGTGTTATCTAGTATTCTAAATGCGTCAGCACTCTGGTCTAGGTATCCAATTTTGATCCAAGCATCATCAGCCTCTGCCCGCATCTTTAACTGATTGTTACCTGTATCATACCACAGCATATTCGCATAAGTGGTGCTAGGTGCTGTAGTTCCAGACGACAGACTTCCTAGAGCCTTTAGAGCATTATTGATGTCGGCTCTTGCATTCGAGGATGTCTGGTTTGCAATATCAAGATCATGTTGGCTCATGTTAAGCCCTTTCTGTGTTAATACTCTACGTCAACACTGAGTGCTGTGACGGTTGGTGTATATGTGCTGTTATCGCTGCTTAATACAGCCTTAAACCTAAAGGCACGACCTGTAAGGAATCCACCGTTTGCTAATTCATATGCGCCCCATGTAGGGGAACCAGAGGGATCATCGTTTGTAGCTGAAACATATACTATAGCAGATACATCACCAAACTCAGCAGTTTCGTTTGTCCACGTATCCCAGTTGTCAGGCCAAGTGTCCCAATTCTGAGGGATGTTATCCCACAACAAAGTGCCACCATCAAACTTTCTGGCGAAGGTACGTGCGCCTGTTATTCTAGCGTTACGAGCCGACCCTGTGTCGATGTAAGCACTAAAGAAATACTCGCCAGTTGGTTCTGCTGCGCTTGTATTGTCTATCTCTATTGCACTGCCAACCTTGATGACGTTTGTTTTAGAGCCAGTGAAGTTTGGGTTCTCTGTTAATGTGTCTGTTTGACCCAACGCTGGAATTTGTGCAGGGGTAATTACAACAGTCGTTACATTCTCACTAAAGTTACCCTCTTTGTCGTATGCCCTAATTAAGAACGTACCTGATCTAGCTGGAACAGATGCAGAGGTAGATGGCCTAGCGACCTTTTCAATGATAGTGGATGAGTTGCCCCAAGTAGCACCAGTTGTGTTTGAGTTGTGTTTAATCTCGTAGTGGCTTAAGTCAGGGTCAGGGATAGGAGGCCAAGTTAAAAACAGTGTACCACCAGAAATCTCTGCAAGTAGACTGCCAACGTCTGACGGATCACCAATAAATGCGTTAATCTCTTGGTTCTCTAGTAGTGTAAACTGACCTTTAATACCAAAGGTGTTGATAGCTCTAGCTCTAAAGTCATAGAAGTCTACTTCTAAGTCTCTTACTTTAAACTCCCCAAGTGGTCCCTGACCAAATGTAGAGAAGAATACTTCACTTGCTAGTTTGTACTCAACCTCTACGTAATCAATAGCCTCTGCCCTGCCTGATGTTATTGTAGCAACAGCAATATTAGAGACCTTCTGATTGCTTACTTTAGCTTCAGCGGATATTGCAACGCCGACCTCTGGTACATCAAAAGGTGACAGTAGGTTAGTGTTGTCTCTCTCGTAGACGATACCATCACTAACTTCATCAAAGACTGTTTCAGCAGTCTCACGTAAGGTCATGTTAATCTGTAGGTCTAGCCCATCTGATAGACCAAACGACCAAGCTATTACTTGGAACTCTTTGTTAGTCCAACCAAAACGTGTGTTAGTAATCCTTACGTTGTCACCAACTTGTAGTTCTAGTGTCCTCAGACCAAAGGCTGCATTAACCGTAAGCTGTTGTCTGTTAGCCTCTAGGCTGATTAGAGCTATACGCCTAGCCTCAATAGAGTTGTCAGTGAACGGTAAGTCTACGTCAGCAACAGATTCTTGGTCATTATCAGCGGTACGAAAAGCTGAGTTAGTAACTTCTGGGTAGTCAGTGACTTGCCAGTTAGACTCTGACCCACGGAAAGTACCTTTTACAGTATTGAAGTTGTTACGACGAGAATGTCGTGTACTTACGTTTATACCAGAGCGTAAGTCATCGTCTGTTAAGTCCATCACTGGGTTTGTCCAGTAGGCAGGTTTCATACGCCACTTACCTTGAGCATACCACAGAGACCCACCCATACAGGTCAATAGATCAGACAGAAGGTCATATGGTGTAAGTGCAGTAGTGAAGGCACCATTACAAGTATAACGTGTCGTACCTGCAATCGTGTTTGTCTGATTACATACAGCAGCAGCACTGGTGACTAAATCATCGTCTATGTTAGCAGCAGCTTCACTAAGTCCATACTTAGAAGTTAGGTAGTCACGTAGGCATAGCGCAGGGTTGTCCGACCAGTCTGTTGTCCCATTGGCAGGGTTAAAGACTTTCTTACCTTTTACTACGGTGGTTATTGAAGGTACACCATTAGGGAAAACATCAGCGTTAAACTTCAGTCTAACATACATATACGCAATGCCACGAAGCCTGTGTTGGCTAGTCCATTTACCATCAGACTCTTCCACAAGATCGAATGCTGCTGGTTGATCTGCGTTTCCAGTGTACGGTAATATCCTAACCAGATAGTCTGTGGTGGTCTGGGTTTCGTATATAGGGTTACCGTTACCATCTACGCCAGTTTGTACGTTTGTAGTTGTTGTCTTAACGTATTTCTCTGGGGCTGTTACATTACCATCGCTATTAACAGTCACAAGTTCATCGTCTATGTAATACTCTTCAAACGAGTACACCTCATGTCCAGCGACAGCAATGATCCTATGAAGGTGTTTGTTATTAGTACCTGTGGCTTCATCGTATAGTATAGCACCACCAGTTTTCATCTTACCGTATATGATCTGATGATCTAGTGCTGCCCCTTTTGAGTTTACTTGATAGCCACGGTTGGCTCCACGTAGTTTAGGCTTAGGGGTCAAGGCAGTCATAGCGAGGCCCAGAACTATGTTAGTTGCAAGACCTACGGCAAAAGCGGTAAAACTCGTAGCGGCAAGAGTTACCCCAAATCCACCAGCAATTATTACGCCTGTTGCAGCAATAGAAGTAAATATAACCATACTACAAAACCTTCTCGTACTTTGTTTCCATCTCACTATAGCCCATTCTATTTAAGAAGTTACCTATAGGGTTCTTTTTAGACGAGGAAGCTACCAACCTATATACACCATCTTCTTTCATACAAGCCTCAACAAACTTAAACAACTTGTAAGCAACTCTGGATTTTCTGTGGTCTTTGTCTACGTAAACTGCTTCGTAACAACCAGCTAACTCACCCTTAAGTGTAAACGGAGAGGTAATTATAACTACAAAGTACCCTATGAGGATACCATCTTTTCTAGCGGTAAAGAACTTTAGTCTTCCTATTTCCTCTAGCGCAAAGTAGCTGTCCCAATCTATGACTAGGGTGCTTGTAGGATGTCCTGACTCTTCCCACTCAGTGTGAGCTAAAGGAGCTACTTCTTCTTCGGCTAGAGATAAAAACTCTTGCTGATATTTAACCACTCTTACGACCCCAAGATATATTCCTATCCTGTAAGTCCTCAATAAAGTCTAAACCAAGGTCGCCGGGATATATTGACTTTTGATAACCAGAAGTAAATCGAGCAACTCTGGCTCTCTCTAGGTCAATAAGTTTGTTCTCTACTAACAGTTCAATAGTTGATGTATCAGCACCTTCAGCTATGTTCATCTGATCCATATAACCTGAGAAGATACTGTTGAACCCTTGAGATGTACTTTGCACTTCAATCCTAGTACCATCCTGTAGCAGAATGTAATCGCTATTCTCTTGTAGGACATTACCCGTAGTAAATGTACCAAAGTATATATTGCACACACGGCCCTGATAAGGCTGACTGAGAGCCAAGGAGATGACCTCTGATGGAATACCAGTCAAGGTTATAGTAGCACCTTTAACGGCTAACTCAGAGGTCTCCTCTACAGTGGAAATGTTGAGTAGCGTACCAGCCCCTGCCCACTCAGTCCCATCACTCGCAAGAGTAAGGGTTCCTTGACCTGTCCACATACGTAGGACATTGTTACCATCAAATAGTAACTCTACAGCGAAAAACGGATTTACTGTATCTTCGTTGATGGCCTCTATTGTATTTGCAGACAGGTCTCTGGACATAAGATTTACTCCGCTTCAACTTCTAAACTACTAGCTAACATTTCGATAAACTTCTCACGACCTACTGAAAGCTGGTCTACATTAAACCTAGCATTGTCCAGTTTACGTCCAAGATCGTTCACATGATTAAGCATAATCTTTTGCTCATCAGTAAAGTCCTCAATGTTGTATTCTACGTCGTTGATTGTAATGAGGCTCTTTTCATTTTTACCCATGACAATTCTCCTTTTAGTTAAGTTAAGAGTTGGCTGCGATTGCAGCGTTTACAGCGGTCATGTCCTCTGTTGTCCAGTAGTCCTTTGCCACCATGAGTTGCAGATGCTCAACATTACGAGCAACTGTATCTGTCCAGTCAGCATCTTCCATGCCTTCTGGTTGCCCAGCGTTCAACAGTTCAACGGAATGACCCATTGCCGTGTAGTTCTGTGCAATTTCTTCTGCTGTTAGTTCCATAGTCTTATCCTTCTAGTGTTGCGATACGTGCTTCAAGAGCATCATTCTTTACGGAAAGTTCTTGTAGTGCTTTAACCAAGACAGGTATTAACGCTGCCTCTGCTACCTCCTGAGAGCCATCCTCACGATCATCCCACAGAGTAAAGCCATCTTTGATCTCAGGGTGAGCATCAATAGCTGTCTTAACCTCCTGTGCTATAAAACCGTGGTTCGTGTAGCTATTCTTAAAGGTGTCTGTTGAGCCTTCTTTGTAGGGTTCAAATGTATCAGGTAGCTCACCTAAGTTTTTATACTTAAAGGTACGAGGCGTTAGATCATTGATGAAGCTCAGACCCGCTGTAGAATCAGTAATGTCTTTCTTATAACGCTCATCTGATACGGTTGCCCAAGTTATGTTGCCGTGCGCTGCACGTATATCGCTACCTGATTTTCCAATGGTTGTGTACCCAGCAGCACAAGCCAAATCATAACCTAAACCCATAGAGTAATCACCGCTTGCGCTAGTTGACCGTACATAATTACCAACTAAAGTGTTTCCCTCACCTGTGGTTGTATCGACGTTGTAATTACCAGTCCTAAATCCTATAAAGATGTTGTTATGTCCTGAAGTAATTTCACCGCCAGCGCCTCTCCCCACACATACGTTTTGATATCCTGTGGTGGACTTGTTTGAACTCTGATACCCAATGGCTACGTTGTCGCTTGCGGTAGTATTCGCAAGCAAGGCTTCCTTGCCAATAGCCGTGTTAGCGTTCCCTATCGTATTAGCTTTTAAACTTTCGGAGCCAATTGCTGTGTTGTTAGCTGCGGTAGTGTTGGATGCCAGAGCGTCGTTACCAACAGCTACGTTTTGTGTGCCTGTTGTTATACTATACCCCGCTTGATAACCTACTCCAGTATTCGCTGCCGCAGTGGTGTTAGAGAATAAAGCAGCGTATCCAAGTGCGGTATTACTAGCACCAGTGGTGTTATTTTTAATAGCGTAAATGCCCAAAGCTACGTTGTTAGTTCCAGTAGTATTGTTATACGCAGATTGATACCCCACAGCAGTGTTGTTGCTTGCGGTGGTGTTGAAGTAAAGTGATTTCCATCCCAAAGCAGTATTGTTAGCACCAGTTGTATTGGTCAACATACTGGCTCTGCCGATTGCTGTGTTATAGCTTGCAGTGGTGTTATTGGTTAAGGCTCTTTCGCCAACGGCTACAAGCTCACGCCCTGTAGTATTGTCGAATGCCGCCTGATAACCAATAGCCACGTTTTCTGGTGCAGTGGTGTTATTACCTAATGCGTCGGTGCCAATAGCTACGTTGTTCCCACCTGTTGTATTGTCTATAAAAGCGTTGCTGCCGACAGTGGTGTTGTTATCCCCTGTGGTTGTCAGACCACCAGCACCAAAACCAATTCCTATATTGTAGAAACCTACAGTGTTTTGACGTAAGGCACCGTACCCAAGCCCCACATTGCGATATCCTGTAGTGGTGTTTTGTAGTGCGAAACTGCCGAGGGCGATATTGTATGTCCCTGTCGTGTTTTGAGCGAGAGCCAATGTACCTACGGCGGTGTGGTGTAACCCAGTAGTGTTGCTAAGTAAGGCTTGCTTGCCAACGACAGTGTTGTTAGCGCCTGTAGTATTGGCAAGTGCAGCCTGATACCCAACTGCTGTGTTGTTGTTTGCGGTGGTGTTTACGGCTAAAGAGCTATGCCCCAAACCTGTGTTGTTGGAGCCTGTGGTGTTTGCGCCTAGACTATTAGAGCCCATTGCATTGTTGAAGTCACCTGTCGTATTTGCATCAAGCACTTGGTGACCAACACCAACATTACTATTACCACTTGTGTTAGCAGAAAGCGCAAGGTTGCCAACAGCCACATTAAAACTTCCCGAAAAGCTACCATCATCAAGTGCAGCATTACCCAGAGCCACGTTGTTTGTACCAACAGGATAGTTGCCGTCTAGCTTGATTGTGCCGCCGTCTACAGTCAGACCAGCAGTCGTAAGCGCACCCGTCATGGTATCGCCAGAGATACGCACGAAACCTGTTACAGTATCCAACCCAGTCTTTAGTTCAGCGAATGTTATTGACTTTGTTTCATCAGCCGAAAGGTCTACGACAACAAACTCATCAGTATCGGCTAAGTTAGCACCTGTGAGTGGGTCTAACTGCGTAATCTTTTTATCAGCCATTAGTATATATCCTTACTATGTCAGAGCTTCTACGGCTTCAAACGAAATACCATAGACTGAAGCATTGTTAATTGACCATGAGGTAACATTTGTTGCAAGCCTAAAGACGCCTTTTGGGTTATTGAAGGTTGCAACATTATTACTGTAGTTTCGACGTAAAGGGGGCCATATCTCCAGAGTACCACTCCCTGTTTGATCCAAAAGAACCTGATGAAGTTTAGCTCCAGAGCCACCCCCCATTTGAATGTAGTCTCCAGCTTTTAATGAACCTGTCATAGTGACAGAAACACTATCGTCTCCACCTACTCCAGATACCCTACAAGAGCTTACATTACCTCTAGGCGTGGCGTAGTCTGGGTCTCCAAGTAGGAACGTACCCTGTGGCCCCTTCAGACCAACCAACATGGCCTTCCACTCAGCAGCTTTATCTCTGTGTACCGAAGGAATATTTACGCTTGCTTGCCACTGCTGACCCTGGTGAGCGATAGTCTGTTGTTTGTACGTGAATGGAGATTGAGAGACAGCTACAGCATTAACCGCACGTAACTCAATACTCTCAATCCCGATAGTTGTTGGAGTATCTAAGGGATAAGTAAGTGCCATAGTTTGTTCTTTCCTTTACCCGAAGGTTGCTTTCATTTGTCCACCACGACGACGATCATCAAGCATAGACTTCTTGGTCATATTAGCAATCTGTGGTGCAGCCTGTGCAATAATCCTCTTAACACTGTCGTCACCGTTAGCTTGGAAGTTGAAGTTCTGATGTACCACTACGTTGTCACCACCGCCACCTTCTGCCTGTACACCTAGCTTACCGTTAGCACCTCTCTTGAGTGGCATGATAGCCTCTGGCCCAGCTTCACCCATGAGACCAATCTTACCTCTAGCCATAGGGAATACAGTAGGGCCACCAACAATGCCACCGTTAGCATATGCTTTGATCTGAGAACCACCTTGCCATGCACCACCGTCAGCTTGAATAGCACCAAAGAGACTACCAAGGATACCGCCACCACCAGCCTCAAAGCTGCCTACAAGTTGCTGTACAACAAGTACCTTGTAAAGCTCTTTGATAATTATACGAGCCATATCTTTGAAGGCATCTTCAGCAGACTTAGTTCCATCAACGATAGACATGAAAGCGTCTTCCATGCTAGACTGAATTGTATCTGCTATCTGCTGTTGTTGCGCCTTAGCCTCTTCCAGAACTTTTTGGCGTTTCTTATCAGCCTCAATCTGAGCTAGTGTGCCACGGAGTTCAGCTTCTTGTGTTGCCCCAAAGACTTCGCCATACTTCTGACGCGCTTTGATAACCTCTTCTTCAGTATTACGCTTTTCTCCAAAGAGACCTACGAGTTTACTTTCTAGTTCAGCTTGTTTCCCTAATGTATCGAGATACTCTCGGAGTTGTTCAGCAGGAGATTTCTTGGAAGACCCTTTACTCGTATCTTTAAGTCCTGCCAGCTTTGTCCTAGCCGCCGCCAATGCATCTAATTCACCCATAGCTGCTAGGAAAGCAAGACTTGCTTCAGCCAGAGCTTCTATGTCCTTTGTCTTCATAGCGAAGGCTTTAGAGGACTCGTAAAGTGCGGTAATCTTGGCTCTCTCGCCTTCAATGAAAGCAGCAACCTCTACGTTCTTACCCTCTTCCAAAGCTTTAATTTGAGCGTTTACTATATCAAGCTGTGTTCCGTAAGTTCCACTAAGACCCTCTAGGTCAGATTGAGCTTTCACTGCCTTATCTATAAAGTCTGCCATTGAAGCTGATATATCAACTCCAGCTAAAGCCAGTGCTGTAACTAAAGTCTCTCCATACTTCTCTTCAAGCTGTGCAACTAGATTTATTTGTTTTTCAGCTTTCTTTCTAGCTTCATCAGACGCCTCATTTAGGCTATCAACAAAAACTTTGTTTGCAGCCTGTCCTTCTGTGAAGTAGCGTTTTTGGTCGGCTCTCGCCTTTTTCTCGGCATCTTCTTTGGCTTTAGCCTGTTCTTGAATGTACTTAAGGGCAGACTCAAACCTTCTTTTAGCATCAGACTCAGCTAGAGCATTAACCTTCTTAAGATGTTCAGCAGCAGCTTTTTCAGCGTCTTCCTTAGCTTTAGCTTCTTCTGCAATATACTTAAGGGCAAACTCAAACCTTCTTTTAGCATCAGACTCAGCCAGAGCGTTAACTTTCTTAAGATGTTCAGCAGCAGCTTTTCGCCCTTTTTGTTGTCTAGATAACTCTCTTGAGGAATGTAGTTCCATCCTAGCGGCTTCAACACGTTTTTCTGCCGCCTCTACCTCACTCTTCGCAGTATTTAGTTGTCTTTTAGAAATCATACCACCAATAACAAGCACCGCTTCGTTTTTCTTAACGATCTTGTCAAGTGCATCTTCAGCACTCTTTAACTCTTTTTCACTAATTATTACATTTTGTGAAAGTGCAAGTTCTGCGGCAGTTTCAAATCCAGAATTAAGTAGTTCTAACTGGTCCTTCATGCTCTGGACTTCGCCCCTAGCAGACTTTAGCTTTTCTTCAAAGGAGCTTAGACTAGCAGCGGCCTCTTTAGCCGAATCTTTAGCCCTCATAAAAGCACCAGCTAAAGCGGTAGCAATAGGTACAATAATACCAAGACCAGAGAACAAAGCAATCATCTTAGTTGACTTAGCCAGCATAGCAAATGTGCCTACAAGCTGAGTAGCCTGTTGTCCAAAGGCAACCATGACATTTGTGCCAGACTGTACTTGAACCGCAAAGTCACCAACCTGATAACCTGTCTGCTGGAAAAGCACACCAAGTTGATTTGTACCGCGTTTAGTCTGTTGCTGTGCGACATTTAGTCTTTTTGTAGCTGTAGTTAATTGATCAGCAAACTTGGCCTCTTGACGCATGGCTGCACCAAGTTTCATTATCTCACTTTGACCAAGACGAGAGGCTTCGGCAAGTTTAGCGTCTGCTCTGACGACAGCATTTATGCTACTCATATAGCGTGACTGGTCGCCAGTCCTAGCGAACTCTTTGGCTATTTCTTTTACGACCCTTTTAGTTTGACCAGCGGTCTTAATAAAACCTGTCATCTCTTTGTAGTCAACACCAACTATGAGACTAATATCATCAGCCATTCGCTACCCCCATGTAAACTGTATCAACACGTTTTATCGCCCCTACTTCGCGAGGTTCTACAGGTGTCTCAGTCAGTTCCTTCCATGCTTTAATTTGTTCGTATGTTATCGGGTTAGGGCCAGAGAAGCCTTGAGTTCTACTGTTGCTCAATGCAATAAAGGCAGACCAGACATGAGACATAAGCTGAGGAAATACTGTCGGGGGTTCCAATGCTTCTGGTCTTCGTCCAATCTGCCTTTCTACTTGTTCCAGGTGTTCACGTTCCGTAATGCCATCCTTGTCAGGCTTGTTGAGTTTAAACTGATGTTCAGCCCACTCACACAACTGAGAAGTTAGGCTTTCGTAAAATCCAAGGAGTCAGCCACCGCTTCCTCAATCTGATCTTTAATCCAGAACACTTCGTCATATAAATCTTTAGCCTTAGCGACAGTGAGCTTAGGTTTCTCACCATCATATGTAATGTTCCAGTCAGCAGTAACTTTAGATAGAAGCGTCAGAGTAGCCTCTTCCATGTCCTGTGCTGTGATCTCTTGTTTCTTACCTGACTGCATAGCCTTAAGACGTTTGTTTGTCTGTTCGTGCAGTGCTGTCTTGTACTCTTTAGAGTGACTTGCGTGGACAGTGATAGTCATATCAGTCTTGTCGTCATTCTTTAGAGTATCACCAGTGTTAGGGTGAACCAGCTTAACTTCTACAGTGTCACTGGTAGGCTTAAGGTTCATTAAATCCATGTCGAGTTCCTTCGGGGTTTATGATCTTTACGCCATAACGTAAGTTTATGATTTTTACGTCATAGAGTAATTTGTCGGGTGATTAAAACGTGGAGACCCCCGACCCGACTCAGGAGTCCCCACTTACCTAGCTAGGTATTCTTATGATGGGCGTGTGATCTTAAGGTTAGTATCTTCTGTTGTGTCATAGAGAGCAACAAAAGACATTGTAACCATACGGCTAGTTGGGCCATCGACGCCAACATCAGCAGAGTTAATCTTGACCCGTGGGAATTGGAATGTGTGTGCATTGGCTCCTGTAGGGTCATCCACAGACACTTCAATCTCAGTTTCAGTCTCGTTGAGGAAACGGTTGATAAGTGCTGCATCCTCAAAGTATGCTGTCATTGTACCTTCTACTTCTGCACGACCGTACTCAAGGGATGGTGCGCTATCATCACCAATAACGAAGGTAGGGGCAAAAGAGTTAGTTAAGGTGAAGTCTAGTGCAGTTACGATAGCTACAGCAGATGCACCACCTACGTTACCGATAGAAATGTCACCAGAGTAGGCATCAAATGGTGCAGCACCAGAGGCAGCAGTTTGGGTCTTCTGTGTAGCACTAATGGTCATGTCCTTGCCAACCATGCCGAAGGTAGTTGCTACCATCTGGTTAGGTGCAAGAGAGATACCCATAGTGGAAACTGATAGACCTGTGAATAAACGAGCTTGGTCAATGTCAGCAGCGTAGTCTTCTATGGAAAAGAACTTAGGTGCAACGCCAACTTTAAGGACATTAGTTGCCCAAGTGTTTAGCATAGCTGATTCAAGGAAAGCGTCATAGTCACCATCTCGTAAGTCAACTACGATATCTCCACCAACTTGACGGTTACCGTGACGATCTACGCGAGGCATACGGTCAGCTTGGATATCATTACCAGCTACACGATCTTTAGTGAGGTTCAAAGAGTGTGTGCTGAATGGGAGGTTAGTAAAGTCGCCAGCAGGTGTTGTACCAAACGTAGATTCTACGATGAACGACAGACTGGAGCGTGAGCCTTGTGCGAAAGCCATATTGTTTCTCCTAAAGGGAAGTTATTTGTAAATGTACCATCCAATGTCTACACGGACATAGTACCAAGGGCTGTCTATAATACCCTGCTGTCGTTCTGCGTAGTCGATGGATACTTTGATAGTTTCTGTGTCAGAGTTAGTAAAGGATATGTCAGTTGTGGCTTCAAACGCTTCTATCAGTATATTAGCGTAATCATCAGCCGCCTTTGGACCTTTACCCTCTGGGGTGTGTGCCAAGATGGAAAACACACCTTGGTATCTCTGTTGTGGATTTAAGCCCCTTGCAGCAGGGCGTCTTTCTACTGGTAAGAACATAACTTGTAAAAAGCTAGTTCCAGTTGTAGGCTCAAAAGTTACGTTCTCATAAGCCACACTAGGTATGCCTGACACAGCAGAAAGGTGACTTTCAAGTGCAGCCCTAATATCGTTGTATATACTAGCCAAACTTATTCCTCACCTTTGCAAAAACCCCATAGCCGTATGCATCCTCAACATCCCTAGCATGGGTTGAACGATTTATCAGGGTAATCTTATCAGAAGTCTCTAGGTTAAACTTGTTAATGTCTCCGTAAAGATTTTCTCTTGCTTCAGAAGCAAAGGTTTCCCTATTAGCCGTACCTTTTTTAACACTATCAGCCCTAACTGATCTACTTTTCATACGACCACCACCTTGACCAGAAGGTATCATAGAAAAACTTTCTACGTAAGCACCAGTGTCAACAGGGGAAATAGCTACAGCGTAGTTAGCAATATGCTCAAGCTGATCTTTAATAGCTTCTTCAATATCGCCGTTTGCCTTGTCTATCTTTTGCTGTAAAGTTTTGTTTACTTTAACTGTTGATTGTACCGACATACTATTCCCTCACATCACAGAGGTAACAAATACGAGTACCAGCAGAAAAGATAGTTACCACAGAGATAATCTTTACGTTGTCTCCATTGCCAACAACAAGGTCATCAGTATCTGGTTCGACAGCAAGACCAAGGGCAGGTATAACACACTTACGAATACCCCTAACGACCATATCCATGTTTCCAGAGATGCCATTATCGTAGTTGTACATATAACCCGTGAAGGAATAGTCCGTAGTAGCTGAACCATCTATTTCACCAGTAGCAGGGTTGTAAGTCCCACCTGTAGTGACCTTACGAAGAGTTAGGCTTTCACCAAAGTCTTGTACAAGTTTTAGCAAGTCATAGGAGCGAAAAGACATCTTACCTCTCCTTATTCATACTCTGGTGTTTGATAACTTGGGGGGTTCTTGAAACGGTCTCTACGGAATGAACCTTCGATACGGTTAGTGTTATCACGTACAGAGTTTACCTTAGATTTGGTAATGCCACCAGCAAGGATACCGACAGATGCACCAGAGGTCTTACCTTGGTACTCTAGGTTATCAGCTAGTGTTGAGTAGTGCTTCATAAGGTCAGAGTAGTCAGCCTTAAGTGCGCCATCTAGGGACGTGTTTACCTTACGGGCATACTGAGAGGATATGGTACGGGCTATCCACCCAGCAGAATAGTAAACGTTGTCACCGTTCTGAGACAATCCAAAGGTAATCTCTGCGTTTTGTACTTGTTGGTCTTGAGTGTCGGTATCACCAACCAGAAGGCGAACAGTGTTGAGGCGACCAGAAGCCGTAGTAGTGTTTAGATCAGATGGATCATATGTCCAAGCCATTCAAGTCGTCCCTTCGTTTTACTATTATCCGAGAACCTCATCTCGAATGCGGTAGAAGTCTTCACTGATCCATGCGCTGTTGTTTAGGAAGCGGCGGATGAGACCTCTTTGTTTGTCGTCGATCTTAGACTTGCGACACTTCTTTGTGTTGTACTCAGATGTACTTGAAGTCCTGTCTTTGACGATGACGTTAAGTAAGTTAACAAGGGTATCTAGCTGCTTGCTAGAGAACTCAGACAACCTGTCCCCAACCTTGTTCTGTACTTCTAATTCTTTGTTGTGGTAGAGGTAACCAGAGGCGTAAAGACTAGCGACCTTATCTTGATCTATGCTTTGCTCTAACCAGTTAAAGTGTTCACCACGTTTCCAGTTCTTGCCGTTAGCTGAAACTGGTAATTTAATAAAGACAGGCCAATCAACCTGCCAACCCAAATACGTAGGGTGCATGAGACTACTCCGTTATGTAAGGATACTGTTATGTTCTTTTATAAGTTGGGTGGAACCCCAAGACTAATCTCAGGGTTCCCCATTAGTGTAAGTAGCTTATGCTACAACGTCTTCGAAGAAGTAACCCAAATCAGTGCCAACGACTTTCATGTCGTAGGATAGTTTAACTTGGATGTGTTCTGCAACTTGCTGACGCTTCAGTGCATCGTCGGAGAAGCTCTCGACAGTAACACCAAGGTTGTTTACGCCCGGAATGTTGTTCCAAGCGAATGTCAGACCAGCAGCAGGGGTCATAAGACCAGCAGAGCGTGGCGTGTAGGCCAGCAGTGCGTTCTTACCACCGATAAAGGCGTTAGATTCAGCAACACCTTCCACAGAGTTGTTCTTGACAGCTTCCATGACGTAGAAGTTCTCTACCTCAAAGATTTCAGCTAATTTAGCGTCTGTTACCAGTGCTGGGTTGTTCACAGTAGAACCACCGTTCAAACGTGCAAGTACATCTGGGTGGTTTACCAAGATGTCACGTACTTCTTTACCAACAACCATTGTGTTTGGCTTGAAGCCACCAGAACCCAACTGCATTGTACGACGCGCAGTAGTTACGTCTGTCAATGGTGTGGAGTTCGTGTAGTCAGACCACAAGTTGCCCGGTGTGTTATCTGTAGCCCAGATACCAGCAGAGAAGAAAGAACTAGCAAACTTCTCTTCACGGTCAATCAGAACACGGTTTATGATAGTCTGTGCGCCAGCAGAACGAATTTCCAACATCGCGTCTTCGTTAGCAAGTGTTTGCTCATCGAAGTCCATGCCAAGGCCATATACGTCAGCAAAGTAGCTGTCGTTGGAGATTGCCATGCCGATGCGGTTTACTTCGGTACGTGGTGCAAGTTTCTTAACGTCACCTGCGCGGTTCATGTTCGCACGGTCGTACTTGTAGAACTTATCGGACTGACGTTGTACGCCTACAACTGGAAATACTTTGTCAGCGATAAAGTTAGTTTGTTCTTGTACATAGGCCAGTGTCAAGTTAGACAAGGGCTGGTCAATATGTACAGAGGATGGAGTCAAAAGTGGCATTATGTTATTCCTTAAATGCTAGATTAGGCGGCTACGTTGCCACCTTGAATCATTTCGATTTCGATGATCTGTCCATCGACAGCAGCTTCACGAGCATAGCCTAAGATAACATCACCAGTTGCGGCTGTTAAAGCATCACCAGATGCGTCTGTTTGTACAGCGGCTCCAGCGGCGATAGTACCACCAGCGGTTACCATAACTGAACCTGAGACACATACTGTTACTGCGTTACCAGCAGTACCACCAGCGAGACATACGCCAATAGCGTTTTCACCAGCGGAGTCAGCTAGATCAACTTGACCATCTGACTCAAGAGTTACGAATTTGAATTGTGCTGCGGAGAGGTCTTCGCCAGCAATAAATGTGCGGTTGTCGCGGGATTGCATTACAGCCATTTTTATTCCCCTT